CAAGCGCAATGCAGACGGCTCACTCGACTCGCCGGGCAACCGTGTTGTCGAAAATGCTTGGTCATCTTGGGGTCGCAAAGACACTTGCTCGATTGATGGTCGCCTGACTTGGAATCAGTGCCAACGCTTGTTCATCGAAACGCTTGCGCGTGATGGCGAGGTCTTGGTTCGCAAGATTAAGAACCCTACTGGCAACCGCTTTGGCTTTTCGTTGCAGTTTATTGAAGCCGACTACTTAGACGAGAACTATAACAACACCGCGCCGAGTGGCAACGAAGTGCGTATGGGTGTTGAGATTACCAAAGAAGGCAAGCCCGTTGCCTATTGGTTGTTTGAAGATAACCCAAACCACACCAATGGCTTTGGCCGTAACATGAGCGCACGCAAGCGCATCCGCGTGCCAGCCGAAGAAATCATCCACGCCTTCATCCAAGAGCGTGCAGGCCAGACCCGTGGCGTGCCGATGATGGCAAACGTGTTAAGCCGCCTCAAGATGCTTGACGGTTTTGAGGAAGCCAGCTTGGTTCATGCTCGTGTAGCTGCGTCGAAAATGGGGTTCTTTACATCACCGTCTGGCGATGAGTTTATTGGCGACGACTATGACGGCGCAGCCCCATTGATGGACGCAAGCCCCGGCACGTTCAGCCAGTTGCCAGAAGGCATGTCGTTTGAAAGTTTTGACCCGTCGGGTGTTGGCGGTGCTGACTTTGCAGATTTCGAGAAAGCTATCTTGCGCGGCATCGCTTCTGGTCTTGGTGTCAGCTATGTGTCGCTCTCTAATAACTTGGAAGGCGTTAGCTACAGCAGCATCAGACAAGGCACGATGGAAGACCGCGACAACTTTAAGATGTTGCAGCAGTTTATGATTGAGAACTTTGTCGATGACGTTTATCGCTCGTGGCTTGAGCAAGCCATCACTTACAACGCGGTCACGTTGCCGATGTCTAAGTATGACCTGTTTGCCGACCAAGTGACTTACCGTCCGCGTGGCTACCCAGCCATTGACCCGCAGAAAGAAGTCAACGCAAACATCGCTGCAATCAACAGCGGTATTATGACCTTGCAAGATGTCCACGGTCAGAATGGCCGCGACACTGAAGAAGTGTTTGAGCAAGTTGCGCGCGAGAAAGACTTGGCCGCACGTTACGAAATCGAGACTGCGTTCCAGCCGTTTGGCAATAAGTTGCCAGCCGCGCCAAGCATCGACGGAGGGGACGATGGCGAGTTATAAGCCAACCGACGGAATGATTGAGGAAGCAAAGCGCGGCCTCGAATGGCGACGCGAACACGGACGCGGCGGCACAGAAGTTGGCATTGCTCGTGCGCGGGATATTTCTAATGGCAAAAATTTGTCAGAAGATACCGTAAAAAGGATGTATTCTTATTTTAGTCGCCACGAAGTTGACAAACAGGCTGAAGGCTTTTCTCCGGGCGAAGAAGGCTATCCGTCCAATGGCAGAATTGCGTGGGCTTTGTGGTCAGGAAACGCCGGATATACTTGGTCGAAAGGAATAACTGAGATGTTAAAAAAAGATGAAGAACGTGCAGCACCAGACGCATTGACCGTCGGTGACTTTGTTTCTTGGGACAGCAGTGGCGGAACAGCCCGTGGTCGCATCGAGCGCATCCAACGTGATGGAAACATCAACGTGCCGGGTTCTGACTTCACCGTAGAAGGCACAGCCGAAGACCCCGCCGCGCTTATCCGCATTTACCGCGATGACGAAGCCACTGACACGCTGGTCGGTCACAAGTTTAGCACCCTGCGTAAAATCAATGACATTCGTGGCGATAATGAATATGATAAAAAAGAAGAACGGCATATTCAGGCAATCGAAGAAACTGAAGATGCTTATATCGTCACCTTTGGCAAATCTATGCCAGAGCGTGAACAACCCGATAAGGAAGATGATATGGAAGTTGAAATGGAACGCGACGGTTTTGACCGTTCAAAATTGACTTTCCGTGCTGTTGAAGTAGAAGCAACAGACGAAGATGACCGCCGGGTTCGCATGTCGCTATCAAGCGAAGAACCTGTCGAGCGTAGTTTTGGTATGGAAGTTCTTGAGCATACCGAAGAAGCAATTGACATGTCGCGCATCGCAAGTGGCAACGCCCCCTTGCTGAAAGACCACGACATGACTAAGCAGATTGGCGTTGTCGAAGAAGCCTATCTTGACCGTGCAGATAGAAAGCTGCGTGCGGTTGTGCGTTTTGGAAAAAGCGCACTTGCAAGAGAAGTGTATGAGGACGTCAAAGGTGGTGTAATCCGAAACGTTAGTATCGGATACATTGTCAAAAATATGGAAGCAAAGAATGATAGAAGCGGGACGGTTTCGGTTAATTCGTGGCAACCATACGAAGCAAGTATTGTATCAGTTCCTGCCGATGCCGGTGTTGGTGTGAACCGCAATGCTGAATTTGTCGAAACTATTGAAGTCAAAAAGGATATTGAAATGACTGAAGTAAATAAAGACGAAATCCGCTTGGAAGCTACTGAAGCCGCCAAACGCGAATTTCAAAAAACCGCGCAAGAGATTACTGCTCTTGCCGTTAAGCACAACAAACGTGACCTTGCTGACAAAGCTATTGCCGATGGCATGAGCGTTGACCAGTTCCGTGGCATGTTGTTGGAAGCCCTGCCGACTGGCAAAGCCCTTGAGCAATCTGCTGGTGCAGTTGACATGAGCGAAAAAGAAGTCCGCAATTACAGCTTTATGAAAGCTGTTCGTGGTCTGGTAAACGGTTCTGGCCTGAATGGTCTGGAACTCGAAGTCTCCGACGAGATTGCACGCAAAAACGGTAAAGAAGCCCGTGGCTTCTACGCACCTGACAGCTTCTGGGCTGGCAAGCGTGACCTGATTGCTGGCACAGACGCCGATGGCGGCTTCCTCGTTGGCACAGACCACCGTGGCGACCAGTTCATTGATGCCCTGCGTTCGCGCTTGGTATTCTCTGACCTCGGCACACGCTTCTTGTCTGGCCTTAAAGGTGACGTTGCTATTCCGAAAATGACTGCTGCTGCTACTGCTGGCTTTGTTGCTGAAAACAACGCCGTTGCCGAGCAAAACCAGACTTTCGGTCAGTTGACACTTTCGCCTAAGTCGCTCGGTGCATTCACCGATATGTCTCGTTTGCTGATGATCCAGTCCGACCCGTCGGTTGAAGCTATCATCCGTGACGACCTTCTGAACGCAATCGCTCAAAAAATCGAGCAAGTTGCAATCAAAGGCGGCGCATCTAACGAGCCTGATGGCATCTTGGAAACAACTGGCATTGGCTCAGTTGCAATCGGCACGAACGGTGGCGCAGCCACTTGGGGTTCGGTTGTTGACTTGGTCAAAGAAGTTGAAGCCGACAATGCTGGCCTGTCTGCCGACTCGATGGCATACCTGACAAACAGCAAAGTGAAATCTCACTTGGCTCAGACTGCTAAAGTAAGCAGCACGGACAGCGTTCAAATCCTGAATGACCCGTGGTCAAGCCTGTATGGTTACAATATGGCCGTCACGAACAACGTGCCGTCTGACCTGACCAAAGGCACTGGTTCTGCCTTGTCTGCTCTGGTATTTGGCGACTTTAGCCAACTTATCATCGGCATGTTCTCGTCTGCCGACGTTCTGGTTGACCCTTACACGAACAGCGCAACTGGTGCTGTCCGCGTCCGGGTTATGCAGGAAATGGATTTGGGTGTTCGTAACGCCCAGTCGTTTGCTGCTATCACAGACATCGACGCCTAATTGAGTGGGGGGTGGGCAATCCCTGCCCCCCATTTTTTATTACTACGGAGAAAACAATGGCTGAACAAAAAGTTAAGATTGAAGTTATCGCAGGCGTTGGCATCAAAGGTGTCGCATACGCAAAAGGCGATGTCGTTGAAGTTTCTCAGGCGGACGCTTTGCAGCTTATTGCAATGCGTAAAGCCACTGGCTACGAAGCCCCAAAAGTTGACCGCGCAATCGGTCTGAACACAGAAGATGCAGCACCGCTGGTAAAACGCACCCGCAAGCCGAAAGCCAAATAAATGGCAGTCGAAACCGCCACAGAACTGGCTGTCTTTTTTGAGACAGATGACTTTGCGGTGACAGCAAGCTACACGCCATCAGGCGGGTCAGCCAGCGATGTCAAAGGCATCTTTGACAAAGAATATCTCGAACTAGATAGCGGCGGCACAGTCGCATTTGCTGTAAACCAGCCGCGCTTCCAGTGTTCGACCGCCGACGTTGCTAGTGCAGCCGAAGGCGACGCAATCACTATCTCAGGCACAAACTACATCGTGCGCGTAGTGCAAGATGACGGCACTGGCGTAACGACACTGGTTATCGAGGAGCAATAGATGGCGCATGTTCGCAAATCTATCCGTGACAACATCGAAACCACGTTGACCGGGCTGACCACGACGGGCAGTAACGTATATGTTACCCGCTTTTATCCGCTTGCCGAGGCGAAGGTGTCTGGCCTTTGCATTTACACCAACAGCGAAGCGACAGAAACAAGCACGCTGAAAACACCTCGCACGCAACTGCGGACGCTTGAGGTTATGGTCGAGGCTTATGTCAAAGGCACAACAGGCGTCGATGACACGCTCGACACGATTGCTGTCGAAGTCGAAGAAGCGTTGACCACAGACATTACTCGCGGCGGCAACGCTAAAGATACTAAAGTGACAGCATTTGAAGCCAGCTATGCAGGCGACGGCGACCAGCCAGTCGGCGTTGGACGTTTTACGGTTGAGGTTCTTTATGCTACACTCGAAAACGATATTGAAACCGCAGCATAGGGTGACTAGAATGGCCAAGCGTGTTAAGTTATATAAAGATGGACAGACGATGGAAGTCTGGCAAGAGAATGTTGAAAAGCTAACCGCCCGTGGTTGGTCTGAGACAGAGCCAAAGGCGAAGGCTAAAACAACGCCTAAAACCGAAGTTGCAACCAACACTGATGAGGTATAATTATGGCAACGCACACAGGCAGTGAAGGAACTATCAAAATTGGTTCTGACACTTTGGGCGAAATTCGCTCTTATACGCTCGAAAGCACGGGCGAAGTAATCGAAGACACCTCTATGGGTGACAGCGCACGCAGTTACAAAGCTGGCCTGACCACTTTCACAGGTTCTTTGGAAGTTTTCTTTGACGAGACTGACACAGCACAAGGCAACTTGGATGCTGGTTCATCTGTAACTCTTGAAGTTTACCCAGAAGGCGCGGCTGCTGGCGACACATATTACACTGGCACAGCCATTGTGACTGGTCGCACCGTGACTGCTTCTTTCGACGGTATGGTCGAAATGTCAGTCACAGTTCAAGGTTCTGGCGGACTGACAGAAACAACCGTTTAATATAACAGACAGGGGGTGGCACTATGTCTGCATTTGGCGAGCGCATAAGCGCGAAAACTAATCAAAGCACTGTTCGTGTTGAGGTTGCTGCGTGGGGTGACGAAAATGAGCCAATGGTTCTTTTCGCTGCCCCATTAAGCGCAGGCGAGTTTTCTAAACTTCAACGCAAGCATCCTGACTTCTTGGCTAACATGACGATTGAAGGTCTTGTTGACCTGATAATTATGAAGGCTATGGACGAAAGCGGAAACAAGGCGTTTGATGTGGGCGATAAACCCGTTCTCATGCGCCAGCCTGTAAACGTGATTAGCGATGTTGCTGGTCAACTTATGGGCGACATGAACAGCGTTGAAGACGCAAAAAAGGATTAAGCGATGACCCTGACCGATTTGTGGTCATCGCTTTAGCCGACCGTCTTGGCAAGACCATTGGCGAAATAGAACTTATGCCCTATAATGAACTCATCGAGTGGGTCGCATATTTGGAAGTTTTAGCTGATGGCGCAGGAAAATCTTAATATTGTCATCAAAGCGTTTAACAAAACGCAGGCTGTTTTTAGCCACATTGGCCGTGGCCTTAACGGTATTAAGAAGCGGGTTCTAAATGTAAAAACAGCAGTCGCCGGGTTGGCTGGTGCTGCTGGTTTTGGTCTGTTTATCAAAAGCACGATTGAAACCAACCGCAAGTTCCAATCTCTAGAAGCAAGTCTAAAAACATTCCTCGGCAGCAGCAAAAAAGCCGCCGGGGCGTTTGATGTATTGCAACAGTTTGCAGCGCAAACGCCGTTCAGTCTGCAAGAGGTTGTTGGCGGCTTTAACAGGCTTATTTCTGTCGGTCTAAACCCGTCTATTTCTGCTCTCGAAGCCTTCGGCAACATTGCAAGCGGCACGGGTAAAACGCTCGAACAATTTGTCGAGGCTGCTGCCGATGCTGCTGTTGGTGAGTTTGAACGCCTGAAAGAGTTTGGCATCAAGGCACGAAGCGAAGGCGACAAGGTTGTCTTTACTTTCAAGGGTGTCGAAACAGAAATCAAAAAAGATGCCGCGTCGATTGAAGGTTACTTGAAGACGCTGGGGCAAACAGAGTTTGCTGGCGCGATTGCCGAACAGTCAAAAACACTAAATGGCGCGTTTTCAAACTTGCGCGACAGCTTCGAGAGTTTCCAGAAAAAGCTGGGTGAGGCTGGCCTTAACGAAGCCATCACAAAAGTCGCCAAGAACTTGTCAACCGTTCTTTCAAATGGCGACGAATTAGCTGAACTGTTGGGCGAGAAACTAGCGCAAGGCATCGAGGGTGCTTATCAGGGGCTGCTGTCTCTAATCACTGGCACTATTGGTTTCGGTGTTGCCTTAAACGAAGCAAAAAAGGGTAATATCCGATTTGTAGATGTAATAAGTCGCACAAGGGCTGAGATGGTCTTGATGCGTAAAGCTATAGACGATGCAATGGCAAGTGCAAAAAATGGCGTGCCTTCTATCGATGAATTGGACGACAAACTTGAAACCATCATTGAAACCAGCAAAGACGTTAAGCGAACGCTGGGCGATATGCTGGGTCTTGCAAAAGACGAAGCAGAAAAGACTGGCAAGATTGTTGGCGACAGCTTCGGTGCTGCGTTCACAAAGTTCAGCGAAGGCACGATGAGCGCAAAAGACGCCTTCAGGTCTTTGGCGAAAGATATAATCGCGCAGCTTTATCAAATCTTCGTGGTTCAAAAGTTGGTTGGGTTCATCTCTGGTGGAATAAGCAGCTTCCTTACCCCAACACCCAAAAAAGCCATCGGCGGTTCTGTGCAACGCGGTCAGCCGACCCTAGTTGGTGAACGCGGTGCTGAATTATTCGTGCCAGCGTCTTCGGGTTCTATCGTGCCAAACAACAAAATGGGCGGCGAAGGTGTCGTGGTCAATCAAACCATCAATGTAAGCACAGGCGTTTCGCAAACTGTTCGTGCCGAGATTGTCCAGCTTATGCCACAAATTGTCGGCGCAGCTAAGTCTGGCGTGCTGGATGCTAAGAAGCGCGGCGGCGCATACGGGGCAGCGTTCTAATGGCTATCACTTATCCACTAACACTACCGACCATCAAAGACATGCGTGCTATTCGCCTGACCGCTAAGAACTCGGTCGGCATCAGCACAAGCCCGTTTAGTTACACGCAGCAAGTTTACAAGCATCAGGGTCAACGCTGGCAAGCCGAAGTGCAGATGCCAGCTATGAACCGCGCACAGGCCGAAG